GATGAATCTTACTGTTACGGCCGTTACAACGTCTGACACCTATTCTACTCAGCCTCAAAACGGTGGCGGGGTAGTACAATATAACTCACCTACAGCTAGCTCAGGGTCAACCGGTGGTGGTCGATTCAACCAGGCACAAAATGAAGCTGTTATCAATGCCGAGCATGTTGTCCATCTAGGCTTATCTGAAGGACTAGATACAAACTGGCCTTTCGGGACGTCAGTACTAGAAACAATCTTCAAAGTATTCAAGCAAAAGGAACTTCTAGAAGATGCTGTTCTTATCTATCGTATCCAACGTGCTCCAGAACGTCGAATTTTTAAGATTGACGTCGGTAATATGCCATCTCACCTTGCTATGGCTTTTGTGGAGCGAGTGAAGAACGAGGTTCACCAGCGTCGTATGCCGTCACAGTCAGGAAATGGTGGCAGCATGATGGATGCCACCTATAACCCACTGTCGATGAACGAAGACTTCTTCTTCCCACAAGCAGAGAACGGTAGAGGCTCTAGCGTCGACGTTCTACCAGGTGGTCAACAGTTAGGTGAAATTACAGACTTACGTTTCTTCACAAACAAGATGTTCCGCGGTCTTAGAATTCCGTCGAGCTACCTACCTACACAACCAGATGAAGCAGCAAACAATTTCAGCGATGGCAAGGTTGGAGTAGCTATGATACAAGAGTGGCGGTTTAATCAGTATTGTACTAGGTTGCAGAACTTAGTTGTAGAACCGCTAAATCGCGAATTTAAGATGTTCTTACGTTTCCGTGGTATCAACATTGACAGCAGCGTTTTTGATCTTACTTTCAACGAGCCACAAAACTTCACATCGTATCGCCAAGCAGACATCGACACAGCACGAATCAATGTGTTTAGTCAGATGGAACAGATCCCATACATGTCAAAACGCTTCATGATGAAGCGTTACTTAGGCATGACTGTAGAAGAAATGCAAGAGAACGAAGAGATGTGGGCTGAGGAACACGCAGAAGCAGAAATTAGCACAGATCAATCACCAACGTTACGAAGCGTTGGCGTTTCGGGCGGTGGAATCAGTTCTGACATAGATAACGTTTCAATGGATGGTAGTGACCTGGGCGGAGAAGACATGGGTGGTGGTGAAGGTGCCCCAGCAATGGGTGGTGAGATGGGTGGAGCACCAGCAGGCCCAGCAGCTGGTGGCGCAGCAGCGCCAGCGGGACCAAGCACTAGTGTCTTGTAACCCAAAATATTACTTTTGGCATAAATACTTTCATGTATATTTCTGAGTTATTCCTACCTGAAGAAAAATCTGATGTAATCGAACCGACGCCACCTGGCTATGCTTCTGAGGAAGATGACCAGTCAACGTTGAAATTATCAGACATGAGGAAAACTCGACTTACGTTAGCACAAATTAACAAACTTCGAATTCTTAACGACATTCGAACAGTTGAGCATAGCCAAAAAGTTAAGTCGCTAGCCGCACAATATAAGGCCCCAGCTGAAGATGGCGGAGGCATGTAGTCGAGAATTGTCTCCTACATAATCTATCGAAAAAATCCAACGCATTAAATTTAGAGTGATATTAGTCAGAAGATGATAGGCATCTTCTGACTAATTTCTTAGAATTGAGTTAAAATATGGCAAAAAACGGCTATTTAACCCCCAATTCTAAATAACGTAGTAAATACACTTATACATTACCATAAAGGAGTTTGTAAAATGAGTAAGAACAAATTTGAGACACTGATCGAATACATCATTAACGATGACGAAGCTAAGGCTAAAGCATTGTTCCATAAAATTGTTATTGAGAAATCGCGTGACATTTATGAGAGCCTAACAGAAGATGACGAGCCGGTTGAAGCTGGTCAAGACGTTGAAGGTTTAGAAGATGAAATCGTCGGCGACGAAGAAGGTACTGAAGATGAATTCGAGATGGATGGAGAAGAAATCCCAGGTGACACTGACGCTCTAGACGGCGAAGCAGTTGCGGCTGATGGTGAAGAAGGTCTTGAAGATCGTGTTATGGATCTAGAAGATGCTATCGACGAGCTCAAGGCAGAATTTGATGCACTTATGGCTGAAGAAGGCGATGAGCCAGAACATGCTGACTTAGCTGGAGACGGCGAAGTTGCAGGTGACGAATTTGCAGCTGACGACGAATTTGCAGCAGACGATGAAGTTGCTGACGAAGATGAATTTGTTGACGACGAAGAAGTTGTTGACGATGAGCCAAAAGAATCCACTTCGATCTACGGCGAATCCCGTAACCAACGTAAATCACCGTCAGATCTGATGCGTGAATACGTAGAAAAAGTTACCGTGTCTAAGCCAGTTGAAGGCGATGCAGTTGGTGCTGGTACAGCAGGCGGCGCGAAAGTTGCAGTGAACACAAAGTCCACAACAATCGGCGGCAAGAACGACATGGGTGGTACAGCTAAGAACATCGCTCAAGGCGGTTCAGAAGCAGTTCCAACAGGTCCGAAAAAGCCAAGCAATGCATACGCTAAGGGCGAAAAGAAAATGGGTCAAGACAAGTATGAAAATTCCCCAGGTGCAAACACCAAGGGTTACGATACTAAGAAGTCTGCTCCAGTTAAGAAAGAAGAAGCTGGTACGAACGATACAAGCATTGTCGGTGAATCCCGCCGCGCACGTAAACCAGCAGTTCGCAAGGGTTAATTAGTAATGTCGTCCTATTTAAGAGAAAACCTAACTTTTGATCATGCTCGGATGGAAATCATCAACGAGGATGATTCGAAGAACGGCGGTAAGTCTCTTAAGATGAAAGGAATTTTCATTCAAGGTGGGGTAAAGAACGCAAACCAACGCGTCTACCCCGTGAATGAAATTACTAAAGCTGTAAGCACCATCATGGAACAAGTCAAAGGTGGCTATTCTGTGTTAGGTGAAGTTGATCACCCAGATGATCTCAAAATTAACTTAGACCGCGTTAGCCACATGATTACAGATATGTGGATGGACGGACCAAACGGATTCGGGACGCTTAAAATCCTCCCGACCCCAATGGGCAATCTAGTTAAGACCATGCTTGAGTCAGGTGTGAAGCTTGGTGTGTCGAGTAGAGGATCGGGCAACGTTGATGAAGGTTCAGGTCACGTGAGTGATTTTGAAATTATCACAGTTGACGTCGTTGCTCAACCGTCCGCCCCACAAGCTTATCCTAAGGCGATTTACGAAGGCCTGCTTAACATGAAGAACGGTCACCGCGTGCTAGAAATAGCTGGTGATGAACGTGCTCAAAAGTTTTTGAAAGAACAAGTAGTAAGGTTGATTAAGGACATGAAACTGCGATGAGCGATAGTAACTTTTTTCGTAAATACGCAGACTTAGTTGAAGGAACAACTATAACCGAGTCTGCAAAAACGTTTGTTACTACGTTAGAATTTGATCATCGAGATTCACCAGAAGTAGTAATGAAGCAGGTAGCTAAATTGCTAAAGACGGTTGGACTATCAGTTGTTCCTGAAAATACTGATGCTGATTTTTACAGATTTAAGATTTTGAAATAAGGACATGAAGCTACGTTAGTAGCAAGCATGTTAGAGCGTAGTTAGCTCAAAGAGGATCCAATAGAACGTGAAGTTCACGTTTTTGAAGATAAAAGAAGTAAATTTTTAAGGAGTATGTTAATGCCAAATATTGCCATTAATTCGTTGCTCGAAAGCGGAGGCTTAAACGCGGAAACACGCGAAGCCATTACTGAAGCTTGGACATCTCAGCTTGCTGAGGCCAAAGAGCTTGCACGTAGTGAACTTCGTGAAGAATTCGCCCGTCGCTATGAACACGATAAGAGTGTAATGGTTGAGGCTTTAGACAAAATGGTAACAGAATCCTTGCAGCAAGAAGTTGCTGAGTTCAAGGAAGAAAAGCAAGCTCTAGCAGAAGACCGCGTGAAGTTTCAAACATTCATGCGCGGTTCAAGCAACAAGTTCAATGATTTCATGGTCGAGAAACTGGCCGAGGAAATTAAAGAGCTTCGTAGTGATCGTAAAATCCAAAAAGAAGGCTATGCAAAGTTAGAAAAATTTGTCATGCGTCAACTGGCTGGTGAGATCGCAGAGTTTAACAATGAGAAACAAGGGTTAGCTGAAGACCGTGTGAAGTTCCAATCATTCATGCGTGAGTCCAGCGGCAAGTTCAACAAGTTCATGGCTACCAAGCTAGCTGAAGAAATTCAGGAACTACGTAAAGACCGCACCATCCAAACAGAATCTGTTGGTAAGTTAGAGAAGTTCGTCATGAACCAACTAGCTGGTGAGATCGGCGAATTTGCAGCAGACAAGCAAGACCTGGCAGAAACAAAAGTACGTTTGATCACTGGCGCAAAAACAAAACTCGCCGAAATGCAAACCACGTTTGTGAAGCGTAGTGCATCTCTAGTTAAGAATGCTATTACCTCAAGTTTGAAGGCTGAATTAGGACAGCTAAAAGAAGACATCACTGTCGCCCGTGAAAACATGTTCGGACGTAGGTTGTTTGAAGCATTTGCTAGTGAGTTCTCAGTTACACACTTAAATGAGAACAAGGAAATTGCAAAATTATCCTCATTAGTCAAAGCTAAGAACCGCCAGCTCGAAGAAGCTAAACAGGTTGCAGCTAAGTCGGTCCAATTAGTTGAATCTAAGAACCGTGAACTAAAAGTCATTCAAGAAAGTGCAAGTCGTAAGCAGGTGCTAGCCGACCTCTTAGGGCCACTCAATAAGGAAAAATCATCGGTGATGATGGATCTTCTTGAAAACGTACAGACCAATAAATTGCGTTCTGTATACGATAAGTATCTACCAGCAGTGCTGAACCAAGCAAAGCCAGTATCCGCGCCTAAAGCAACGGTATTAGCTGAGTCAAGAACAGCGGTGACGGGTGATAAAACTGCTAAACCAGCCGTACAATACGACACAGATAACGTTGTCGAAATTCGTCGGTTAGCAGGGCTGAAGTAAAAATCTTAGGAGAAATAAAAAATGTCAACATTACTAGAAAGCCGTTGGAATGAAACCAAGGAGGCCCTGTTAGAAGGTTTGCAAGGTTCACGTCGTTCGTCCATGGCTGTTATTTTAGAAAACACCCGTCGTCACTTAGCTGAAAATGCTACAGCCGGCGGTACACAAGCAGGTAACGTCGCAACATTGAATCGCGTTATTCTTCCAGTAATTCGTCGAGTTATGCCGACTGTTATTGCGAACGAAATCGTTGGTGTTCAGCCAATGACCGGTCCAGTTGCACAGATTCACACTCTACGCGTTCGCTACGCAGACAACATGGCAGATGGCTCCGGCTATAACACCAGCGTTAAAGCAGGCGACGAAGCATTGAGCCCATTCAAGATTGCTACGGCATACTCGGGTTCGAGCGCAACAGGTCGTGCTGATAATACAGCCGCTCTTGAAGGCGTTCCAGGCAAGCGTATCAATGTGCAAATCTTGAAACAAGTTGTTGAAGCCAAAACGCGCAAACTATCAGCACGTTGGACGTTTGAAGCAGCTCAAGATGCACAAGCTATGCACGGTCTTGATGTTGAGGCAGAAATCATGGCAGCATTAGCACAGGAAATCACGGTTGAAATCGACCAAGAAATCCTCGGTTCGTTACGCGCACTTTCGGCAACGGAAGAAACGTATGACCAAGCAAACGTAAGTGGTACAGCTACTTTCGTTGGTGATGAGCACGCTGCTTTGGCAGTTCTTATCAATCGCGTTGCTAACAAGATTGCACAACGCACACGTCGCGGCGCAGGTAACTGGGCAGTGGTTTCGTCAGCAGCATTGACGGTTCTTCAGTCAGCAACGACATCGGCTTTTGCACGCACCACAGAAGGCACTTTTGAAGCACCGACTAACACTAAGTTCGTTGGTACACTGAACAGCGCAATGAAGGTGTATGTGGACAGCTATGCAAGCGATTCGACTCCGATCTTGGTTGGTTACAAGGGTACCTCGGAAGCAGACGCAGCAGCGTTCTATTGCCCATACGTTCCGTTGATGAGCTCTGGAGTCATCCTGGATCCGAACACGTTCGAACCAGTTGTTGGCTTTATGACACGTTACGGGTATGTGGAACTCACGAATACGGCAAGTTCCTTAGGGAATGCCGGCGACTATTTGGGAGAAATTGCGATGTCGAATTTATCGTTCCAATAGGCAACTATAGGACGATCGGCAAAACGATCTTTTCAAGTATCACAGATAAAACCACCTTCGGGTGGTTTTATTTTGGCTGAATATTCTCCAAAAAAGTTGACAATGATAACTAAAGAATGTAAGCTAAATAATATCACTGAAATGTGATGTTAGTCATAAATACTATTATGAAACCATACACATACCTCATTAAATTTCTACCGACAGGACGATGCTACTATGGATCGCGCTACGCTAATGTCAAGTTAAAAAGAACAGCTGAAGAAGATCTAATGTTGAAATATCCTACAAGCTGTAAGGAGATACAACAGTTAATCAAAGAATATGGATTAGAATCGTTTTCTTGGGAGGTTAGACAAAAGTTTGACACTCCGGAAGAAGTTGTTGCCTGGGAAAAGAAGGTGTTGCGCAGATGTAAAGTATTAGAGCGTCAAGACAGGTGGATGAATGGTAACATCGCTGGGCATATAATCGCAACACCTTCGGTATGTAAAAAGATTAGTGAGTTTCATAAAGACAAGCCCAAATCAGAAGACCATAAGAATAAGATCAGTGTAGCAAACAAAGGTAAAGTTAAAGGTCCTCAATCTGCAGAGCATCGGTTAAAAAACTCGTTAGCAAACTCTGGTGTCAACAATCCTATGTATGGTGTTCCTTGTTCTGAAGAAAGAGCAGCAAAGATAGGCGCAGCAAACAAAGGCAAAGTAGCCTGGAACAAAGGTGTTCCTCGCACTGAAGAGCAGAAACAAGCACAACGAGAAAAGATGACTGGTAGAAAAATGCTACCCGAACAAGTAGCAAAGCAAGTAGCATCAAGGACAGGAAAGCCAAGATCCGAAGAAGCAAAAAACAATATATCTAAGGCTCTAAAAGGCAAGTCTAAAGGACCGATGTCTAAAGAGGAAAAATTAAAGAGGTCAGTGGCACTCAAAGGTAAAGCAAAGCCGGAAGGATTTGGCGATAAAGTAGCATCGAGAATGAAAGAAGAATTTACAGAGAACAACCCTAACAAGCGAGAAGACCTAAAGAAATGCTGCCCTTACTGTAATCAGGTCTTTGGCCCGTCTAACTATACACGTTGGCACGGTGATAATTGTAAACTTAAAGGAGAGCAAAATGACTAGAACTGAATTCTTAGCGTGGGTTAAATCAACTGGATATATGGCTCCTATATCTACGTTTGCTAATGACAAATTTGCAGAGATTAAAGAGCTTGAAACGGTCGCAAAAACTTATTCGACATCCGAGTTAGAGAACGAAATAGAAGAATTGTATGACTCGTTACGTTCTCAACATTCTGATGATGTATGTTGGGATATAACGTGTAAAGATAGAATTCGTGAGGTTTATGATTTGCCGTTAGGCGCAGTAATAACACGAGAACAAATATACGATTGGATTCGAGACGGCAGATGGACAACTGATGAAGGTGTAGATTTTTTAAATTCTGAGCAATACGAAGAGATTAGAGTATTGAGAAGTCGATAAAGATATGTCGAAAAAATATAAGAAGGCTAAGTTTGAGATTGAAACAGATCCGATCTATAGTAAGGCATCCGCCACAGAACAATTCAACAGGGCTAAACAGTTTTTTGGACATAAAAATCTCCGTATCTTTTTGCACGAACATATTCGTGGAAATAACCCAGGGCTAAAATATTATATAATCACTATTGGCGGTAAAAAAGCAGAAGATGTTATTGTTGCAGAATCAATTAGATTAGATGGGTGCGAAATACCGCTTGGTGTGAATGCTATGGATTATATGACTGACCGGTTTGCTAAGAAACAAGTCTGGTTAGGAATGAAGGGCCGTCTGGACGGCACAGAAGAATTATAGCCGGCGTGAAAAGCTACTCTGCCCCCATTGTAACAAAGAAGTAGCCGTCAATGGATACGCCCGCTGGCACGGCGATAACTGCAAGATGAAAGGAACAACAGAATGAAATATGATGAATTTCGCGGTATAGATGTAATGGCAGATATGGAACAACGGATACAAGAATCGATCAACGAGAGTCGACCTAATCTCACTGAATCTATTGCTGATGACCAGAAAGAGATTGAGGTGTTCGTTACTATGTCGTCAGGCAACTCTATCTCAGAATCTGATCTGGTGATCGGACGATTTTATCACCCTGTGTTGTTTTCTTCGATGTTACCAAAAAAACTCATTCAAACGACCATAACAACTAGGTGCGCTGAGTTTCTAGGAAATTCAGGTGGTAGGTTAGAATTTAAGTTTGACGACAGCAACCGATCAATGTTTTTTCCGTCTGATTTAGGGTTAGCTAACAGTAAAAACTGGCATAGATTTGTGTATCTAGGAAAAAATCATTTAGATTCGTTTGCTGTAACACTAATGATGAAGTTTGCTAATCGTGATTGGATACTGAATACAACCGCATATTCGGATCGCGGTGAATGTAACCCGATATCTAACCTGTCTTTTGTTCCTAGACTAAGTAACGAATGATAACCATAAGGCATATCCTAGCCAGCCAAGCAACCGCATACGTCATCCGTCAACGTATGTCAACCTCGCCAGAGCTAAAATACAAGCAATGGCTAGCAGATCAGGGGGCATCGATCCGTTATAACGACAGTGACGGTAAGTATTGGCTAGACTTTGCAGACGAGAAAGAGTACCTGATGTTTGCGTTGAGATGGTTATAGCACTAACGTATTACTACAGTTGTAATATATGTAGAGTAAATACTCGTATATGGAGACATTGCTATGATAGACTCGACCTTTTTCAGAAAATACTCAGACATGATTGCTGAGGCTGAACTCGCAGATAAAGACTACGACAAAGACGGTAAGATAGAAAGTCCGAAGGATGAGTATTTCGGAAGTAAATTCCGTGCGGCATGTCTAGACGATAGCGGTAAACCACTCGAAGAAAAGTGGGAGAAAGAAACTTCAACACCCGACAGTAAGAAGGGCATGTTCAAGGGTAAGACAAAAGCTGAACTCCAAAGTCAACTAAGCAAGCTAAAAGCGAGTGGCCCTCACGAAAAAGGTAGCGCAGCATATACAAAAGAGAAAGAGCTAATGTTTGCTCGTCGAGCTAAATCAGGTTGGGGCAAAGTATCGAAGTAGTTTCCTAAAATCCGCCAACAGTCAGATTGTCTGACAAATACCGGTCAATAAACTCGAACTCAGCATCACTACACACTGGCTTAACGATACTCTTCTTCGGATCTTTCGGACAAAACCAGAGTTGACCGTGCGCCTTCTTCACAACGTAGTTCCTTAGATACTTGTTATTCCCATATCCGTGTTCTAATGAACTAATCATCTGCCTTAGATACTCTGGGCTCCATTGTAACAGCTCGTCTACGTTGTTGGGGATGTAGGTTTTTTGATCTAAGTGAAAAAGGTGTGTTTCGTTTGGTGTGCCGAATATGTCTCGTAATGGTTCTCCGTTAGTCTGATGATGCCAAGGAAACGTGATGGTCGGTATCTGAAGAACGTGAGCTAAATGTGCTATCCCACCTTCGTAGCCTATCACTGCGGCGCATTGGGATTTTAAGAATTCAACAAGTTCAGGTAACTGCATCTGGACATGATTGAGAATGATTACTTTGTATCCTGCTAATGTTGCGATTGTAGTTAGATGATCGTAGATAGACTGCGAGTAATACCGGTTGTTAGGAAACACGTTGTTTGGTATATCAGATTCTAACTCTTGGGTGACATTCCCGTTGTATCTAGTTAGAACGATTACGTTCTTCTTAGATTGGGTAAGACCGACGGGAAAATACTGGCTAACAACTTTAGAAAAATCAGACGATCCTAGGGCAGTGTGATCAATGCTACTTGTAGTGAGTGAAATGTTAGGCAAATCGAAGATAGGCAGAAGCTGTTTGTAAATCGAAGTAGATTCGTTGGTGATGATAGTTACTTGGGTATTGGCGGAGTTTATAAGACTCAGGATGTTGATAGCGGTTCCTAGTCCGACCCAAGGGTTGCATTCGACGGTAATCATATGGTATTTATCTATGTGGTAAATATATGATGTTCACACGTATTGTTGATTTCAGAAAAAATTCAGTAGCTCAATGGGCCCCGACTGATTCGGAGAAAAATTACCGACCAAACCAGGAGGGCGGGACGCTAAATTATTCTAAGGACGCGTTTGACTACCAATATAATTCTGATGGATTTCGTTGCTCTGAGTTTACTGAAAAATCAGATTTTCCTATCTTATATGCCGGATGTAGTTTTACAGAAGGTATCGGCTTACCGTTAGATCATTGTTGGCCACATTATTTTTCTGAGATAGTGAAAGAGCAACCAGGCAACGAAAATTTTACGATGCCACTGCATTCTGTAGCAGTAGGCGGAACCGGGGTCGATTTTGCAGCAGATATGATCACGAGATTTACGCCTATAGTCAAACCGAAATTGATTGTTGGATATTTTTGTAGTATGTATCGACGTGAGTTTTGTATGCAGGATTATCATCTGCAACAGTGGTTTCCTAACATAGAGACTTTGCCACCCTTTAAAAAAGAGCTGCAGAAGATATTCTCAGATCAACAATTTGCGTTATATCAGACGTTTCGCAGCTTGCAAACGATTAGCCTTTCCGCCCAATTGCATAGGAGTAAGGCGTTTGTTTTCTTTGACGACGATACCTGGTTAACTGAGGAATTTGCTGCCCTATTCCCAGAAGTAACAATCCGACCAGTTCCTATAGTTCTTACTCCGGCTACTCGTGAGCTAGATAGCCTGCCGCTTATGGCCAGGGATAATGCCCATCACGGTGCAAAATGGCAGCATTCTTTAGCAACGCTAATGGCTGATACTGTGATTCCGACGATTAATCCATCATATCGAACAAGATCGACGTTTCTACCACCCTTACTAACTAACCACCCACCTTCTCCTTCTCTTGCGGTTCGGGTATTGAAGGAAATACCTCGTCCATCTTGGTTGACCTAGCCTATCGCTGTTGCTACAATAAATACTATAACTGGAGAAAGAAAATGGCTGATATCGTTAGTGACGTAATGGATGATGGAACGATCCGAGTTTTTGACCTTGATGTCTGCCAAGCCCACGCTGAAGCCATCCTTGATGAGCTATGGGAGAAGGAAGGCAAAGTCCTAAACCTTGACTACTATTCAACAGTGTTCGCTCTATTCGCAGAGACCGTCCACCACCTGACCTCTTCGGGATGGTCCACAGAAGATCTTATCTGTGCAGTGATTGATAATTCTGACGCAGACGACGTTGGCGAATTCATTGACACGAACGACGAACGCCCAAACAGGGACGACGAGGAAGATTAACCAAACCGGTTGCTATCCCTATTCTGTTAGTGTTACAGTGAATAATACTAACGGAGAATCACCTATTTATGTCTAACGACTTCCTATTCACATCAGAATCAGTTTCAGAGGGCCACCCAGATAAGGTTGCTGATCAGATCTCGGACTCAATCCTTGACACAATTTTAGCAGTAGATCCAAAAGGGCGTGTCGCCTGTGAGACCCTTGTATCAACAGGCCTTGTGGTCATCTCAGGAGAGATCACAACTAATGCTCACATCAACTATCGCGAGGTAGTTCAGGACCGTGTTCGACGGATCGGATACACTGATTCGGAGATTGGCTTCGACTATAAATCGTGCGCTATCCTCACAGCTATCAATCGTCAATCACCAGACATCGCCCAAGGCGTGAACGAAGGCGAAGGTATTGACTTAGACCAGGGTGCCGGCGATCAGGGACTGATGTTTGGCTACGCCTGTAACGAAACACCTACTCTGATGCCATTGCCTATCTACTACGCCCACAGGCTTATGGAGAAGCAAGCCTCTGTTCGCCGAGCAGGCAACCTGCCGTGGCTTCGCCCTGATGCTAAGAGCCAGTTATCAGTTCACTATGTTGACGGTAAGCCACAGTCGATCGACACTGTCGTCATCTCTACGCAACACAATCCGGACGTATCGCACGCTCAGATCGAAGAAGCAGTGATCGAGCTCATCATCAAGCCAATCCTACCACCAGAACTGCTCACTAGTAAGACACGATACCTCATCAACCCGACTGGGCGTTTTGTTGTAGGCGGACCAGCCGGCGACTGTGGTCTCACTGGGCGCAAGATCATTGTTGACTCATATGGTGGTACTGCTCGTCACGGTGGTGGTGCATTCTCTGGCAAAGATCCGTCGAAGGTCGACCGTTCTGCAGCCTACGCAGCACGATGGGTGGCGAAGAACATCGTAGCCGCAGGTCTCGCTGATCGCTGCGAAGTGCAGGTAGCCTACGCGATTGGAGTGGCGAAGCCAGTCTCCTTGATGGTAGATACCTTTGGGACCGGTAAAATCTCAGATGAGCGGATCGCCGCAGCGGTGGTTGCTACCTTTGACCTCCGTCCTAAGGCGATTATCAAAGATCTCAACCTGCTTCGACCGATCTACACTAAGACCGCAGCCTATGGCCACTTCGGACGCGAACTGCCGGAATTCACTTGGGAGATGACCGATAAGGTCGACTTCCTCCGCTCATTCCTGTAAAAACGACGCTATAAGTTATGATGGCATAAATAACTATGTTCATCATAACTTATACGGAACCCATTCTGTGTATGGTCTAGAACACCATTAAAGGAGAAATAAAATCATGGGACGTCCACTTAATATCCGCCGCTTAGCCGGCAACGTAGCAGAAGGCGGCAAGCAGCTAGCAGTCCGCGCCAAGATTACAACAAACCACCGCTCAGCATCACTCATCCGTCAAAAAAATTCGACCAGCTTTAAGGTGTTGGATAGTTCAGGCGAGACTGGTGTTTGCCGATTAGTCAACAAAACAAACAATGATCTTCAAGCTGGCGAGATGACTCTTTCGGTCACCCCAGCAACAGGTCCAACTTTCCGCGCAGCTCGCATCACCAACAAGTTCGTATGGGACTTCGCTGGGAATCGTTCACGTTGGTCGTTTAACCCAGTATCAGGCAAAGTGTTGGTTGGTAGCGAATACGACGCTCCCGATGCAGGCGACACGCCACAAACTCCGCCGGTTGTTGAACCAACCCCGACTCCAGATTACGTTCCACCAGTCGCTCCACCAGTGTAAGTTAGCCCTATTGCACAATAAAACGGCACTTCGGTGCCGTTTTTTACGACTTACGTGATGTTTGCTAGCGCCATAAATACATGATACGAAGGAAAAAGTATGAGCGCACAAATCGTTAAGAAAATATCATCACCATACCTGCTAACATCTGCGAACGCATCTCCTACATTATTTACGATAGGTAAAGCTGCATCACATAACGCAGAGGTGACAATCAACGGCAATCTAACAGTGTTAGGTTCGCAAACTACTATCTCCACAGTGAATACTGATATCGTCGATAACGTTATCACTTTGAACGCCGGATTAAAACTAACTGATCCACCAGTCGGTCTTATGGCAGGTATAGAAATAAATCGCGGTGCTGGTGATGCAGGTTCACCTAACGGGTTTGCTGGCAACGCGACTTTACGATGGAACGAAAGCATTCACAGTTGGGAACTAACTAACGACGGTGGTCTGTCATTTAGTGCTATTTCAACTATCGCCGCTGGCAAAAAGTATATTTCGGATATAGTCGAAGACCTAACTCCACAGCTTGGCGGAAACCTAGATACAAATGGCAGCACTATAACATCGGTTGGTTTAGCTGACGTTATCATTAGCCCTGCTAAAAATTTGCAAGTCACCTCACCGATTCAACTAGTTGAGCTAGCAACTCAACCACCTACAGAAGTCGGAGCTCGTCTTATATATGGTGGACCAGTTGATGGCGGCGGCACAGGCGTATATGTTACCCATAACACCGATCAGAATCAAGAGCTTATTTCTAAGAAAAAAGCAATCTTGTATTCCCTCATATTTTAATTAGGATAATGCAATGTCAATAAAAAGCACAACTTTATCGGGCGGCACGCCAACAACTATTTACCAAAGTGCTGGTCGAACAGCAGTTACTACTAGCTATTTCTGTAATCGGGGGACAACGTTGGCGCTAGTCAATATTCACTTAGTCCCATCAACTGGAATTGCTTCGGCCGATAATCTTATCTATTGGCAACTGGAGATTGACGTAAACGATACTTACGTGATAGACACAGAACGGTTGATATTTGATGACGGAGATTCGATAGTAGCTTTATCGTCAGAAATAGATACAATAGTTGCTACAGTTAGCCACGTTGAGGTGTAACAATGGGACGATTAGTTAAAAATACACAGATCCACACTGGCAGTTACGCTATTCGTATGCCACTAGGATCATATACAGTAGGCCCACAACGACCACAATGTGGTCAAGTGAGATTCAATGAATCTAACAACAATCTTGAATTATTCTATAACGGTATGTGGCATCACGTAGGCACGACTGGTCGAGTCGCAATATTTAAAGACACATTTATTGGCGACGGAGTAAAAACAGACTTCGACATGTTTAATGCTCCGACGGGAGATGAAAGATATTTCCCGGGTATGGAAGCAGACATGCTAGTTTTTGTGGGTGGTGTTTTTCAAGAGCCGTCAGTCTCGTATCGGGTAGACGGATCAGTGATCACGTTCACAGGAACTCCGGATTTAGGCATCCCGATTGTGGTTCTTCACAATTTTAACAGCACAAACGTAAGATAAGTATCACGGTAAATAGTATATAGATGGAGCACATATGGCAATTGGACGCGTAGCAGGACCGTTACTTTATTCAGATTTAGATCGACAAGGGGTCGATTTACAGTTCAGCACGGGCAACCAACCATTGCTCTACTTAGACTTTGCTAGCTTCCGAGCAGCAATCAACGCCGACACGCACGATACCATCGAAACCTTCACAGTTAACGGAAGTTCGTTATTGTCAGATATAAAGATTGATGGTACAACGATATCATCAGTTACTGATATGACGATTCATGCTACTGGTGACATTCGTATAGGCGGAGCAGATCAAGTAAAAATCTACGGCGGGTCAAACAATTTCATAATGACCACTGACGGCAATGGTAATCTGTCCTGGCAGGATATTAATGCCCTAGCAGACGAGTTGAATTTAACAGCTACTAATATCAACTTAGGTACGACTACTGACGGATCGGTTGTTGATTATTCAGCATACAGATACTGGAATGCAGATACCACGATTGCTGATGCAGTTGACAATCTAAATCAGGTCATGCTTAACGTTTACCAAGGCACGTTTGTTGGTCAAGCAGACTTCATAGCAAACGTAAGTTCGGGCCCTAGCCCTCTTACAGTCTCGTTCACAGCAAATAACGTGGTTGGTAATCCCACTGAATACCTTTGGGAGTTTGGGGACGGTTCTACTAGCACTGATCTAAATCCGACATACACGTACGACTATGCTAGCGGTGGTCAGTTTTCGGTATATTTCAAAGCCAGTAACCCGTTAGGCACTCGAGCTGCACAAGGTAGACTAGGTGATGGACAATTAGCTCAAGGTAGCTATGCTGATTCATTGAAACAAAATTTTATCACGGTTTACACTCCGACACCAACTGCGTCCTTTACTGTTACCCAGTCGATTGATACTGGTGGTACAGTAACATTTGAAAACACTAGCTTCTATGGATCTAGTTATTCAGTCTATTGGGGAGATGGCACTAGCTCAGCTGTGATAGACAATGCGTCTCCTGGGAGCCCAGGAAATGGACCGCTAACACACACCTACACTAACGCCAGCGGCGACGAAAGGTTTTCGGTAACGTTAGCAACATTTAGCGCCACTGCTGGCCCAGGCGGAGTGACTACAACATCTGCACCAACGTTTGTTTATGTTTATAGCACTCATACACCACAGTTTATTGCCAACAAGACCGAGGGAAATAATCAGCATTCTACTATCCCGCATGGCTTAGTAGTCACGTTTACGAATATCACCGGAACTGCACCAGGAGAGACTCTTTTATTTGCAAATAACCGATACCGTTGGGTATGGGGTGATGGAACAACGTCTTTTGTTGATATCGGTTCCGGTAACGCAGGCGATACAACTCAGTTAATTCAACATGCGTTTGCATTAGTAGATCCTAAGGTAGAGCAAACATTTACAGTGACGTTAGAGGTCATTAACGGTCATTCATCATCACCTTTCGTTAGCGCATCGTGGCCAGTCACTGTTCATCCAGCCCCAACATCGTTGTTTAGCGGAATCTTCGCAACAGCCAGTGACAGGACCGGGGATACAGCGCAGACTGGGTACTTATTCACTGATCTTCTAGGCCGAAATCGTAGCGCAGCAACATTTACTAATCAGTCAATAAATGCTGACGTGTCGACATGGACATTTGGCGATAGCACAACGGCTGGCCCACTTGTAGATAGTGACGCAGGTGGTACAGGCGGAGCCACGTTAGCTCATTCTTATTCGAGCGTTGGACCATTCTCTGTATCACTATTGGCTCATGGTCCGTCTAGCATCAACGCTAGTGACGATACCTTAGTTAAACCAAACTATTTGACAGTGCTATCACCGCCATCACCACCAGCTGGCTTGAGCTCAAAAGCAATATCGTTGACTAATGTTGGTACCACACCTTTACTTGTGGCTAATGCAACCAACCATACAGTTCCATCAACTATGCCGACCCCAGGAACAGCAGTGACACGTATCACTACAGTGAATCCAGTAGCAACCTCCGTAGCCCAAGATGCTTATAATGCGTCATCGGGTGATATATATGCGATCATCAACGGAACGCCGGAAGCAGTGGTTCCACTAAGTGGTGCTGACGAGACCGGTACTTACGGTTCGTTAATAATCACAGCAGACCGAGATGCCCATGTGGTATCGCCTGCTATTTATCCATCTGCCTTCTACTCAGTAGTGAGCGCTAAGATATCAAAAACAAACAGCACTGTTCCAGTAGGCTTTAACTCTTATCAAATCGGCCACTCTACATCTGGTAATACCAACGCCTTAAAATTTGTTAAAGACGATGTGATCCTGCCACCAACGTTAGATATTTCTTCTGCTGTGGCTAGCACTACGAATCTTGGCTCACCGCGATACATCTCCGGAGTACCATACTTTAACACCGGCGGGACTATCGCAGTCTCGGGCATTACAGCAGGTGACTGGATTGGCCAGACCTATCTAGGCTCTACTACGCCGATGAATGTAACCCCGGCGAGTTCGATTGAAGGCACAGGATCAATAATCGCATCACAAAGCAAAACCTACGCTAACATTGATAATCTAGGCGGTTCGTTCTTAGCATTAGGTATACCACTAGCTGATACAGGTAAGACTTCTGCTTCTCCGTACACGTTAGGTTCTATCCCAGTTACGGTTAACGGGGCAGTCGCTGCAACCAGTCGAGTGGCATTGGCATTATCGAACGTCAACGGAACCAGCACCCTTGTAACTCTGCCGACACTAATCAACGTCTACGCCATCCCGATTGCAGGGTTCGATGAAACCTCGATCCCAGTTAGCCCGACGTTGGGAGGAACCTACACAGACAACGGTAAGCGAATTTTCGTTAGTGGTGCATCTGGAGCACATCCAATTCTATCGTCAACGACAGATTATTTTAGCAATTCACCGTTCATTGGTGCGATCAACATTGAGGGTACTGACGAAGCAGTCGTCCGTTATGGGACCTTAGCCCACAACGTGATCGATTATTCAACCTACCTCCCAGCAGGACCGAACTGCTCTGGCAGAACAGGACCACAGTATTTCCGCTTCGCCTTCAGAAGGACAACTATGGCGAATTTCACCGTCACCTTCACTGGTAAGATTTCTGGTATGATGATCGCTGCACCAGCAACGCAGATCGATGCTACCTCCACCTTAGACGGATGGCTAGATGCTACCTTAGTCTACGCTGGCGCCGGTGTCCCAGGAGCCTGGACAGCATCAGGCGGTAACGGATCCAACGGATGCGCGAAAACTGCTGGTGACGTAGTACCTACTGGCCAGATCGTAACGAATAAGGCCTGCAAGTTGACACTAGGTAGTGAAAATTCGAGTAACGCATATAAGAATGAAATTATAGTAAGCATCGCCTTGAATGCTGGCGATAGCATCACTGCAATCAGTATAAGTTAGGGGTAAAAATGACGATTAGTGTTAACCAGCAAGTTGACTTTTTATGGAAGAAGATTGGATTCGGGGTAGCCAAGACTGACGTACCTTCAATCAAGGACGCTACTAATGAAAGTATAATCAGCTCCCCATTTATCCCTGGCCATAAAATTTGGGCAGATGCTATCTTAGTTCCGCCAGTTAAACCTGCAGTAACCTCGGCAGTCGTTCATATTCATGCGCAAAATACTAATTCAGCATTAGAGTGTACGATGGACATCACCTCTACACCGTATCGCACCTGGTTTACCGGATTTCAAGATTGGATTCCTATCGAATTTGGATCAACATACCAGGTGAAGGTGTTCTTAGCTCCAACCGGAAGCTCTACACCAGAAACAACTGGTATCCAACTCTATGCAGCGGGAACAAACAACGACGACGAATGGTATTTTGATTACGAGGCTGGAGTCCTTAACTTCATCGGCACAACCCTGCCGGCCCAGACCTGGATTGGGAAGAAAATATTTGTTTGCGGCGCTAGATACGTAGGCATTAAGGGTATGAGTCAATCTGCTTCGTCGCTCATAGGTAATATCACTATTTCAGGCGATACAATATCGTCCATCAACGATTTATACATTGCACCAGCCACAGGAAATATTAACATCTCTGGGGCAACGATCCAAAACGCAGCCTACCCGACGATGCCAACTGACGTTGCTACGTCGCAGTATGTTATCGACGAAATTTTAGCATTGCACCCGAACACAATTTATCAAGGTGATTCGATTCTTCGGATGAGCGACCCAACAGGTAACGCCGGTGTGCTGACGTTGCACATGGACGGAAGCTTAGTTTGGTCAGTGACAGGTGCAGGTACTACCTTAGGTGATATCACTATCAATGGCGATACTATCTCGTCGATGAACGACATTCACATTGCACCGGCTGCCGATAAGGTCATCATTGCAGATTATTCAACAGCGTTAGGCATGCCAGCCGGAACTAGTGCAGAAAGACCGCCAGCACCACAACTAGGGTTCACACGATATAACACTAGCTTAGGATCTCTAGAATGGTACAACGGTACTGACTGGGCAGGCCCGCAATCGTCAATCACTAGCCAGGTTCTTACAGGTGATGGTGTAGCGACGAATTTCAATCTTACACAATCGACTCACCAAAATAACATCCTCGTCACGATTCAAGGTGTAACGCAGGTTCCGGGTGTATCATACACGGTCGCTGGTAGCGTGATCACATTCAATGAAGCACCAGTGATGAATGAAAAGGTCGAAATACGATTCATCAGCCAGTCAGTAACCCCGACGTTGCCTATCGGACAGCTAACAGACACGGCAGTGATCGATCCACCACCGCATATTGTGAACATGAACAACGTAGTCTTAGATTCGTTCCCGATAGCATCATATCGCGCAGCAAAATATGTCTTATCAATCGTAGCCGCTGATGGAAACGCTCAAATGGCCGAGATCCTTATGACCCACAACGGGACGACCCAAGCCTTGTGTCAAGTAACTTCTACTGATATGACCGCCGGCGGGACGACCGTCCTGACCTATGTAGCACAAATTGCTTTAGGATCCTGTGAGCTTCTAGCGATTAGCACCACCCCTCTCACAACAGTTAAGATGCAGAAAACCTACTTCGTCCTTTAATCTATATACAGATTATATCTTAGTCGTAAGCGGGTGTTTCTGCGGTAATCAGGTAAATACATTTATGTTAAGGAGTCACTACTATGGCCGTCACACGCATTAAGAATAATCAAATCTTCGATAAAACAATTACACAAGCTAAAATTGCAGATGCAACTTTGGTCGGTACGTTGTTTAATCCTAACTTAACCTTAAACTCTAACGTTACTATCGTTGGTAATTTAGCAGTTATGGGCGATTCGAGCACGATCTCGAGTACAAATACTTATGTGAACGATCCGTTGATCGTTTTCAACAATGGATTTACTGGAATGCCGACCGCAGACGTTGGTATCTTGATCAATCAAAACTTAAATGGTGTCGGAGGTACTAACACTGCCTGGATCTGGAGCGAATTGCACCAGCAGTTTGAAGCCATTCACACAACTGAAACTGGCGGCACAATAGGGGTCATTAACAACAGCGGGTATGCTTCAGCTAAAGTAGGCAACATTTCAGTTGTTGCTACTTCGACGTTAGGCAATATTGCAATCGAGAACAACGATATCTCAGCAGTCAACGCTGATGGCAGCGTAAATTTACTACCGAATGGTACTGGCGCTGTTGTTGCTGGAAGCAAAGTTCTACCATCAACAACTGGCGTTTACGATATTGGTTCGTCGACTTACCGTTGGAATCAAGTCTATGCTAAGACAGTAGACGTTGGTGGTGCTGTTATCTCGACCTCCGGTAACAACGTAACGATTACTCCTCCGAGTGGCGGACAGACAGTTGTTGCTAATTTAGCAATCACTGGTACAGGTAGCTCGTTCACAGGTAACGTTACTTCTGGTAACGTAACGATCACTGGCGGCACAATTAACGGCACAACGATTGGCGGAACAACACCGTCAGACGCAACATTTACATCGATTATTGATACTGGCGCATTGACGGCAAACGGCGCTAACGCAGCGATCAGCTTGGCTCCTACCGGAACAGGCACAGTAACGATCAACCCAGCAACAGCAGGCACGAT